GGCTATTACTGTTGGCAACTGCTTTTTATGGTGCCGTTTGCGATAGCCTTTATCTACGGTGCGCTGATCATGGGTAGTTATCTGCTCGGTATGGCATCCGAGCTCTGGAAGGCTGTCCAGAATCATCGCTAAAAGGGCTGAAATTGCCTGGGCTGATGTAATGTGAGAAGTATCACAAAATAAGTAATATCAGCGAGTTAGGTGTAATTTACTTGCATTTAAAAGCTGTTAAATGTAGATTAATATTGGAATTAAGAACTACTCACAATGCGGAGGCCCAAAATGAAACTTTTCATCACCTTCAAAATCGAACAAACCCTGAACAAATTCGGGGAAATTAACGCGACCAAAATCGCAGCCAAACTGCGCGACCTGGCCAACGAAATTCAGTTCGAGGGCGGCTATCCCGGAAACGGCAATAACATCCTCAACGCCCAGGGGCGCAAAATCGGAACCTGGGACATCGACCCAGAATAACCAAAAATGCGTAGAGGCCCAAAATGAAAATTAAAAAAATGACTAAGGACGAAATGAACGGCATTCTCTATAAAGAGGGCGGGATCAATGTTGATCAGGTCTGCAAAAGCGGCAATGTCTGGACAATCCGGCGCGGCTTCTTCTACCGGTTTGGCGGCTCTGCCGAAATGTACGTGGAAGGAGTCAAAAAGGCTTTCCCGAACGCCACCATCCTGGATAGCGGCGAGCACTGGACAGACTTTAGAGGCGGTGCACCGCTGGCCAAAAGCAGCCACTGGTTCGTTAAATTCATCCTCAATTAAACTGCGAGAGGTGTGAGATGAAACTATTCACCAAAGAAATCGAGAAGAAGCTGCAAGCCCAATTCTACAGGGGCGATGATTGCGACCAGCTGGTCCAGTGCAAGATTTTCAATCCCTACGGGCGCGGGACCTGGTACATCATGAATCAGGACCCGAACGATCCGGATTACCTTTGGGCCATCGTTGATCTGTTTGAAGTCGAGGAAGGGTCGGTCTCGAAATCGGAGCTTGAGAATTGCCGGATCAAGGTCGGCGGCTGTGAACTCAAGCTGGAGCGGGACCTGAGCTGGAAACCGAAAACAGCCTGGGAAGTCTGGGACCAGCTGCAAAACCGGGCAGAAGCGCCTGAAGCGAGGATGGCATGAGGCTGCAGCTTATCCCAGAGAGCGCGGCGGCGGAGCTTAAAAACTCCGCTGACGACCTGCAGGCCGGCCTCATCGAGCGGGCGCAGGATCTGATCGACGATGCCTGCCTTAACTATCCTGATGAAATCCTGCTGGTGGAGCAGCTGAAGGCGCTGGCGTTGCACAGCGACAAGGCCCACTCCAATGTGGTCGCCTGGGACGCCGGCAACGGCCAGAACATCTATCTGCGGGTTTTCTGGATTCCCGAGTGCGTGTTCGATTATGTGGTCAAGGATCTGAAACAACTAATCAGAGGGCACAGAAATGAAGCTATTCACCGCAACTAAGCTGACTCAAGGCCAGCGCGACAACGATTTCTGCTGGGCCGAGGAGGATGAGCTTGTGCGCTTCCCCTTCGAGTGCGACGGGGAGCGCGTAGATGGGCAATGCGGTTGCCGCCGTTCGATGGCCGGGCTATTGAGCCAGAAGGCCACGACCACTTTCAAGGTGGTGGAGCTGCCGGTCGGCAAGGAAGCGCTGCAATTCATCACCAGGCTGGCCGATGAGGAGCTGGACCAGCTGCTGTATGAGGCTTCCCGGTTCCAGATTGGGGCGGTCTGCGAGCGGCGGGGCGACACAATTCAGGAGCGGAAAATCCGATGATTTACACCAGTTATTTCCGAAAGGCGATGCATCACCCCGATGCGGTCGCCATCACACGCTCCATCCCCAAGGGATTTCGGGGGCCGCGCTTCATGGAACTGGCGCCCCCGAAGCACTTGTTCGGGCTGAACAATCCGGAGCTTTTCCGTACGCGCTACCGGGAGGAGGTGCTCTCAAAACTGAATCCGCAGGCTATCGCGGCTAAATCCGAGGGTAGAATCCTGCTCTGCTACGAGGGGCCGGGAAAATTCTGTCACCGCCAGGTGGTGGCCGAATGGCTGCGCGAGGAAGCTGGAGCCGAGGTGGAAGAGTGGCCCGGCGAAGAAACGGAAGATGGCAAGCCAGCCGAAGGGCCGGAGCAGCTTACATTATTTTAACCTGGGTAATAATGGCCAGGAGGTCCACAATGACTACGCAGGAATTGAAAGCGCGGTCAGCCAATTTTGTTGGGAGGATTTAAAATGAACGGAGCAATTCCGGTTAAAAAGACCGTCGGCCGCTTCACCTATGAGAACGGCTGTATCAGCGGGCCCAGGCAGTACATGGAAGAGCAGGGATCGGCCTTGCTCGCCCGGATCGAAGCCGGGCAGGAATCGACTTTTAACGCGACCTGCCGCCTTAGCCCGGACATTATCACAGCAATCCTGGTCTGGCTGCAGACCGACTTTGCCGGCTGGCTCGGACGCAAGGAACTCATGGAAAGCTTGAGAACAGTCTCCATGAACTGAAGAGCCCGGTGCTTTTCACCCTGGTCGGCGTCAGAACCTTGCCCACCCTGCTGCAAAAGGTGGGCGAAGTTTTGCCGCTGCAATCGTCATCATACTGCGTGGTCGTCTAAGGACAGGACAACTGGCACTCAGCCAGGAGATCGGGGCTCGATACCCCGCCACGCGACAAAATGCTAATGACAGCTTTTTTTTTGCCGCTGGAGAAATGAAGCAATGAACATGGAGAAGATATTCTACGGCAGCTCCACAGCCAAGAGAAAAAAATTCGTGATGCAATTCCTGGAGGGGAAGAAATTCAAACGGATGATTTTCCCGGGCTGCGGCGACTTCCAGATGGTCATGGCCGGCAAGAAGGCCGGCTGCGACCAGATTATTGCCTCGGATGTGACGCTCTATTCAGACACCATCGGCGCATACATCCTGGACCAGGACCCGCCCGAGTTCGAGCTGTTGGGCGAGGTCGGTTTCAAGGTGAACCCGAAAAGCCACGCGGAGATCCTGCTGATGCTGAAGGCGGTCCAGCTTGCCCAGCGCGGGGCATGGCATTACCAGCGGTATTATCTGGAAATTAGGGACAATTTTGCCGCTCAGAAAGCCTATGTCCAGGCGCACCTCGACGAGTACAGAAAAACGCTCCAGGGAATCCAGTACAGGCACCGCTGCATGTTTGAGGAGCTTGACGAGTACCGGGACGATCCGGACACTTTCATCTACCTGAATCCGCCCGTGTTCGGGGCCTATGAAAAAAAGGTGTTCAACACGGAGGGCATTATCCGTTACCGGTCCGACTTTCGGCAGATGGATTACAACCTGGACTATCCGATGATGATTGAGATGATGAACCGCTCGAAAGCGCACATCATCTATGTGCTTTACCGGAACAAATTCGACGTGCCGGCAAAGCATTTGATCTTTGCGGAATCAAGGAACATCGACAAAATCAACTACCTCGGGTATAACCACCCGGTCAAAAAGAGCCGTTTTTTGGATAAGAGCTATCTGGCCTACGAGCGTTTCAAGAATGCGATATTCAGGGAGCAGGACACGCCCACCGTGGATGAAAATTCGGAGCTCAAGATAGCCCTGATCAAGCCGCATATCGCCCTCTATCTCAGGGACCTTTTCGTCCACAAGATGGGGGCCTTTGAGGGCACGGCCGCTGAAAAGACGGTGGCCTTTTACCTGAACAACCGGCTGATAGGCATCTGCGGCCTGAACCTGTCGCACCTGGTGAAGGATCGGGCCGACTATATCTTCGAGGTCTATGCTATGAGCGTGCACAATAGCCGGTATCATTTCAATAACCTGATTATGCGCTGCATCACGCGCCAAGAGTTTGCAAAATTGGTCACCAGGGGATACAAGAACGCCTGTCTGCTGCGCCCCAAGAAAATAAAAACCGTCTGCCTTACCCGCTTTCCGAAGCTCAAAACCAGCGTAGGCGTCTTGGACCTGGTGGAAAAAGAGAAAATAAACGACATCCCCACCTGGAAGCTGACCTATGAGGCCCAGCTGAAAAAGGACGGCCTGAAAGCAGCCTATCTGGAATGGCTGCAGGTCATGAAGAAAAAGAGAGGACAGTATGGAGAGGATAGCTGAACTCACCGGTTATGACAAAACCAGTATCTACAAGGTGCCGCTGGATGAGATCATCGAGCGCGACAAGAATGCCAACGTCATGGAGCCGAGGTTTTTTCTCCGGCTGATTGAGAACATTAAGCAGGATCGCCGCCTGGAATCGCTGCCTTTCGGGCATCTTATCAAGAAGGGCGACCGGACCCTGTTTGAAATCATCAGCGGGCACCATCGCATCCGCGCCGCCAGGAACGCCGGCAATGAATTCGTTTACTGCCTGGTCTACGAAGGCACCCTCTCCGAGGACGAAGTAAAGAGCAAACAGCTCGCGCATAACCGTCTCCACGGCTATGACGACGCGCAGATTGCCAGGGAGATCTACGAGAGCATCCTGGACGTCAACGGCAAAATCGCCACAGGCTATGACGACCGCGATTTTAACGTTGATTACCCGACCTTCTCAGGAGACGCCCTGAACCTGGATTTCGAGATGAAACAGATCTCGCTGCTGTTCCTGCCGTCGGAGGTCAAGGACCTGGAGAGGGTGTTCCAGGCGCTGACCGGCGAATTCGAGGAGAGCTATGTAGCTCATATTTCAGGGTACAACAAATTCGTTGCCACCCTCGCCAGGATCGGGGAGGAGTTCAAGATCAAGAGCATTTCATCGCAACTGGCCAAAATGGTGGACATAGTTAAAGAGGTACTAAATGAGCAAGGAAAACAGATATCTGAGAACGTCGAAGATCGAGATAGACGAAAGGGTAAGGTACATCAGACAGCTGGTTGACATGGGATGGAGCGATCCGAAAGACCTTATCCGGATCATCAGAAAGTCCAAGCAGTGGGATGTCTCCGATAGGACCCTGTACAATTACATCAAGCGGTGCTTCAAGGAGTTGCAAAATCTCTCGCAGCAAGAATCGAGGACGACCTTTGGGATCCTTTGGTCGCGAAATGAAGCGATTTACCGCGACGCCCAGAAAGAAAAGATGTACCCTGTAATGCTGGAAGCGCAGAGGGAGATGGCAAAGCTATCCGGTGCCTATCGGCCGAACAAATACGCCTTTACAGATCCAGCCGGAACGAAGGACTATGGAGAAAGCATCACCAACATCGCTTTTATCGAAAGAGCGCTCCAGAACAGCCCAGGTATCCAGGAGCAGCTCATCGAGCTGCTTGCCCAACTTGGAGAGCAAAGAGCTGATGTTGAGCCTGATCGGTCTGGCGAGGATTAATTACCTTGCGTATCTGCAGGTTGCCCATTACCTGAAATACAGGCCGTCACGGCACACAAGGCTGATTGCGAAGGTCTGCGAGCGGATTGAGCGCGGAGAGCTGAAGCGGGTGATGTTTTTTCTTCCCCCGAGGCACAGTAAGTCGATGACGGTCACCGAGAGCTTTCCCAGCTGGTTTATCGGCAAGAATCCCAACCGTAGGGTGATTGAGGTCAGTTACGGCGAGTCCCTGGCGCAACGGTTCGGCAGGGCAAACCGCCGGAAGATAGAAAACTTTGGAAGTTTGCTCTTTGATATCGAGATGGCCCGGGACAACTCCAGCGTGACCAACTGGTCGATTGAGGGCCACGACGGCGGCATGATCAGCGCGGGCGTCGGGGGGCCGCTGTCCGGCCAGGGATCAGATTGCCTGATAATAGATGATCCCTGTAAGAACCGCCAGGAAGCCAACAGCCCCACTTACCGGAATATGCTTTGGGATGAGTACCGCAACACCCTCCTGACGAGATTGCAGCCCAATGCGTCCATCATCCTCATTCAGACCCGCTGGCACGAGGACGACCTGGCCGGCAGGATCCTTGCGCAGGAGCCGGAAAAGTGGACCGTGGTCAAACTGCCGGCAGAGGCCGAGGAGGAAGATCCCCTGGGAAGGGTGCCGGGAGAGCCGCTCTGGCCTGAGTTCGGATTTGACCAGGCCTGGATGGAGAATACGAAAAAGACGGTGGGCAGCCAGGTCTGGAACGCCCTCTATCAACAGCGGCCCTCGCCCCAGGAAGGGGCACTTATCAAACGGTCCTGGTGGAAGTATTACATCGTTGCCCCGAGCCATTTTGACGATATTGTTCTGAGCTGGGATATGACTTTCAAGGACGAGGCAGCAGCGGCTTCAGGGAATCCCGACTACGTGGTCGGCCAGGTCTGGGGAAGGGTGGAGGCGGACAAGTATCTGCTGGACCAGGTGCGCGGCAAGATGGACTTTCCCGATACCCTCAAAGCCGTCCGGGCGCTGAAGGCAAAATGGAAAGAGAGCACGGCGATCCTGATTGAGGACAGCGCCAATGGCCCGGCGATCATCGCTTCGCTGAAGCATGAAATTTCAGGAATCATCCCCTGGCCGGCCCAGGGCAGCAAGACCGAGAGGCTGTCTGCGGTTGCGCCTCAGATTGAGGCTGGCAATGTTTTTGTCCCGGACCCTATTATTGCAGAGTGGATCTGTGACTATGTTGAAGAATTCTCAGTTTTCCCGAATGGGAACAACGACGACCAGGTGGACTCGACCACCCAGGCCTTGCGTTACTGGATGCGGCCGGACAAAGCCCCTGCCTCCATCAGCACCTATCGAGAAAGGACAAATCCGTAAAAGAAGGAGCGCGTGATGCAAAACTTTTTCACCAGTTTTTTCAGCGGGCTGCTCGGCCGTAGCAAAACCCCAGGTCGGGAAAAGATCGGAGCCCTTGCGGAGAAAGGGCAGGATCAGGCAAAGTCAGACCGGACCACCGCGCCAAGAGAGTTCGATGTGATGCCGACTTCTATTCGCCTCGCGAGTGCAGAGCACGGGGGGATCAAAGTCGGGTTTTACTGGGAGGTCCTGGATGCCTGGCGGATGTATGGGAGCGATGACCGGATTCGCTCGACCATCGACTCCATCGCAGACGACGCTACCCAAAACAACCGGCGAGGATTGCCGTTCAACATCGTGGTCAAAACCGCCAATGGAGATCAAAACGACCGGACCGAAGAACTGCAGCTGAGGCTGGATGGCTACTTTAAAGAGCTGCGCATTTATCAGCGCATTTCGGATATGATAAAATTCGCCCTGCTGGAGGGGAGCCGGTTTTACCGGATCGTTGTGGACTTTGCGCAGAACAAGGTCGTCGAATTTCGCCACATCAAGGGCCCAAGGGACGGCTTCATCCTGGTGGAGCTAAGCGAAGGCAAATTCAAGGGCTATTACGTCCAGTTCGAGTACGCTTCGCAGCAGCCCGTGTCCATTTTCCTTCCCTGGGAAGTGGTCCGCTTTGACTGGAACCGGCCCGACGAGGCGGCTTTCGGCATGGGGCTTTTTTCCAGCGCCCGGGGCAACTGGAAGCAGCTGAGCAAGGCCGAGCAGGATGTCTACATTGCCCGTCATACCAGGGCCTATGCGCGGGTCAGCCGGGAATTTCCCGACGCCAGCATCGAGGATCTGATCCGGATTCGGATGCAGGACGAAACCGACCGCAAGAAGCACGGGCCGATGGAAGTGGAAACCGACATCTACACGACCGGCCGTGCCAATGTCCTGGACACTTCCAACGCATCCATTTTCAACATCGCTGATATCGAGTACGGCCAGCAGCGGCTGTTCGCCAGCGGCCGGCGTCCGGTTTCCCTCCTGGGCGGGTACGGCAAGGATGCAGTCAACCGCGCCGTCCTGGACCGCCAGGAGCACCGCTACATCAGCGGTTTTTTATCCTCAGTCTGCGAAATGTGCGATGCCGCCATGCTCAAGGCAGCCAACATGATGCTGTTGCTGGAGAACATCTTGCCACAGGACTATCCGGTCGCTTTCGAGTGGACGCGCAAGTCGGTTGAGGACAAGCAGATCCTGGGTCAAATCGCCAAGGATGGCGTAGACCGCAGAGCCCTGCCGCTGTCTGTCTACGCCGCTATATTTGACATGGACCCGCAAGAGGTCAATGCGGAAATCGAGGCAGACCAACAGCGTCTGGCGGAGTGGGATGAGAAGTATAGCGCCAATCCTTTCGAGGACCCTGGCTTTGTCCCGCCACAGGAGTAAGCGATGGAAATCAATGAGTACCAGCGCATGATTCTGAAAACACGGCAAAACCACCTCCAGGTCACCCGGGAGACGCTGGCCAGGCTGCAGGAAGCTTTCGAGAAGGCCTTCACAGACGTTGAGCATATCCTTATGGGAATCGACCACGATCCCAGGCTGACAGCACAACGGGCTTTTTGGAAGGCCAAAAGGGACCAGCTCAAATACCTTGCCGAAGGCCTAAGCAATGGCTTTGCCGACGCCCTCAAAGACGGCATGAACCTGGTCACTCTTAATGCCGCCGAGGTGTCCGAATTGGCCGAAACGATGCTGCTGACCAGCCACGGATTCGATGCAGCTCTGGTTAGTCCTGAATTCCGGACCTTGCCACTGGCAGCGGTGGACCATGTTTGGAGAAGAATCGGGACGGACGGCTTGACCTTGAGTAACCGAATATGGAACCTGGAGAAACACGTCTGGAGGCGGATCGACGGCATTGTGCTCTCAGGAATCGCCAGGGGGCAGAGCGCTGTGGAAATGGCCAAGGAACTGCAACGGGATATCCTGGGCATCACCTCACCCGGGCAGGTCCCCGAAAATCTGCGCTGGACCGAGCGTGTATCCAAGTCCGTCTGGGGGCGCGGGTCCATCCACTACAACGCTCTTAGACTGGCGCGGACCGAGATCGGTAATGCCTACCACGAAGCGGATGTCAAAGCCGCGCAGCTTTCGAAAGTAGTCCTGGGGTTGAAATGGAACCTCTCTCCGGCCCACGCGCAGTATGACGTCTGCGACCCGCTTTCAAACCAAGATGTTTATGGACTGGGACCTGGGGTTTACCCTCCGGGGAGCGTTCCTCTATATCCACATCCAAATTGCTTTTGCTACGTGACCAGAGAGCTCCGCCCGAAACAGGAATGGGGCAGTCCCAGGAAAACCTACAAGCCGGCGAAGGATTTCACGGTCGACCATCCTGAAAAAACATCATATCTGGATGCAACACGAAAGGTAGAGGTGACAAGAACAGTTACGGCAAAGTATCAGGAAGCTGTTGAGGGCCAGTTCCGTGCGATGATTCACAGCACGGTCGGGGGAAACCGCTATCGGAGAGTGGCCTGAGGAGGTGGCTGTGGGCAGGATCACGACTAAAATCCTGGTCATTCGTGAAAACGGGACCGGTAAGAACATCCAAAAGTTTGAATTGCCGGCAGACGATCCGGAAGGATTTTACGGGACTGTCGAGCTCAAGCTCCAGGCTGGTACCGTTAACGGCGTCCATATCCCCAGGCAATCACTCCACATCGAAACCATAGGCCGTGAGGAATGGGAAAAACTGGTCGTACCGTTGGAATGA